TTATTCACATACTAACGGTTATTTTTGCAAGATATGTGAATAACTATATATATATTTATAGTTATATATTTTTTTGTATTCCCTATTATATGGCTTTTTATATTTGTATATTTATATAAAAGTATATATAGTTTTATAGTTTTATAGTTTTTTAAGATTTATTGTGTTATAATTCCTTACAACTTAACATAAGGCGGACAAAATGGAACACATCGAACGAAAAGTAATTAGGTATAGAAACGGTACGCGTAGGGTGTTAGCCCAAGGTAACGGGATTTATACTATAAGCTACAAGCGTAAGCAAATTAATGTAGTTGTTGACCCATATAGTGGGGCAGCTAATGAGGTTGAAGCAGGTATTAGCTTCTCAATAGCAATATAAAAAGATAAGGGGTACATAATGACATATCAAAAAGCATTTAACGAACTGTTACAAGGTAAACGCCTAACGGCTAAGGGTTGGGACGCTGAGCGTTATATTTACGCAGATAAAGAAAAAAACGGGCAAATCGTCGATAATGATGGTAAACCGTTTAATATGATGACCACAAATATTAAAGAGTGGTCTATTTGGAGTGAGCCAAAGGCTAAAGATGAGGTTTTAGACCCTATGGGTGCTATGACTGCCTTAATGAGTGGTAAACGCCTAACGGCTAAGAGTTGGGACGCTGAGCGTTATATTTACGCAGATAAAGAAAAAAACGGGCAAATCGTCGATAATGATGGTAAACCGTTTAATATGATGACCACAAATATTAAAGAGTGGTCTATTTGGAGTGAGCCAAAGGCTAACACAACCACTTTACCCGCTGAGTTTAAGGCTTTAATGGAGAATATGGCTAAAGAGCTAACTGAGCTTAAAAAGTCGGTTAATAATGACGGTATGACTAATAAGGGTCAAGAGCTTTTAAAGTTGGTTTATGGTGTAGAGTCGGTTAAAGAGCTTAAAGAGCTATTTAAGAGCCGTTGGGAGTCTGTCAATAGTAAAAAAGACGCGTCTAAAGCTGTTGTAGAGTTTATCCCGTTCTGTTGGTTGGGTGGTCGTGAGATTAACACCGTAGCTAGTTATTATCGTGATATGCGAAACATCATTAAGGAGGTAGGCGGTGAGTATATGGAGTTGGGGTTAGATATTTTTGTCTTAAAGGGTGAAGTTTACGACCGTATTGCTGAAAAATCTATGAACGCCGTTAAAGAAAAAAGCGAAGAAGCTACCCGCGACGAATATGACGGCGAACACCTAGAGGCTATTATCTCTAAGCTAAAAGAAAAGGCTCAAAAAGCTTTAGAGCTTGACTTAGATGGTTTAGAGCCTAAAGCTCAGATTGAAGCTTGGAAAAAAGCGGGCTTGCCAATCGCAAAACAACAAACAGTAGATAGAGCTAGAGCGTATCTTTTTGCTACTTATTTAGCTTTAGTTACAGGGCGTAGAAGTGTTGAAATTTTAAAGACACTTGACATAGTAAAAGGTGGTAAAGAGTGGTTTTATGTGGGTGTGGCTAAAAAGGGCAAAGATAACGCTAAAATTAAAGCCTATAGCCTCGATACTGATTACGAATTTTTAAAGGCTCTTTTGTCTCAGCTTAGAAAGGATTTAGATACATCAAAGCTAACCGCTAAAGAGGTAAACAGTAAGTTCAACCGTATTTTTAACCGTGCTTTTAAAAAGCTTACTGATACAGATTACACCTTTCACGAAGCCCGTGAAATTTGGGCAGATATGCTCTATCTTCAAGAGGGCTATAAGTCGGGAGAGTGGACGGAAGAGTTTAACTTTAAAGCTAAGGTATTAGGGCATGAGATTAAAAAAGATAGATTAAAAGCTACTCATAGCTATATGACTAAAAAGGCTCAAAAATGATTATCTCAGTAATTAACAAAAAAGGCGGGGTTGGCAAAACCCCTCTTAGTGTGAGTTTGGCTATAGACCTTGATTATTATCTTATTACTAATGATGATAGCGTCGTAGAGGATATTATGCCTAATCCCGATATGGTAATGATACAACGCGAACCCGTTTTAGTAGATGATACAGTTTATGATTTTGGCGGGTTTGTATCTGATAGTATGCTTCACATTATCGAAAAGAGCGATATTATCTTAGTACCATGTGATAACAAAATTGACTCAAAAAAGCGAACTGTTAAGACTATATTTGAGATACAAAAATATAACTCAAATATCCATATTGTAGCGACTGACTATAAAAAAGATAAAGAGCTAATAGAGATAAAAGCAGACCTTAGAGATGTTTTGCCAAATATACCCGTCCTAGAGTTAAAACATACGGGGCTATATGATAAAGTCGTAGAGTATGGTAAAAGTTTTAACGATATGGCTAAAGAGTCACCACTTATAAAGCGTAATTGTAGAGCAGTAATAGGTCAATACAACGAAATACTAAAAACCGTTAAAGAAGGAGTTTAACAATGAAAAAAAAGAAACCAAGCTTAAAAGATTTAGTGAAAAAAGAGGACGCTATGACCTTTGAAAAAGCCCAAGAGATAAAAGATAGGGCAAAGGTAGCAGACACGCCAAAGGTCGGGCGTAAAATGCTTGGAAAAAGCAAAGTAAGAAACAAAATTACTTTTTATGTAGATGATGAACAATACGCTATTTTAAAGTCTAAATTGGACTATGACAAAAAACTATCAACTCCAAACGCTGTAGCCAAACATCTATTAGTTAAGATACTTGATGAAATATAGCTCAAAAAGCCTTTTTAGGCTTAGGGCATACCAAACTATAAGGAGGTTATAAAAAATCGGTTAAAAGCTAAGCGGTGGGCGTTATGCTCTTATACTAATACACCTTTAAGTTAAAAAATACGGGAGTTAAAAAAATGAGTTATGAAATGTTGAAAACCCTCTTAAATCTGGCGGACAAAGAGGGTTTAAAATTGTGTAGCGTTGCAGACTTGAAAAAGTTTGCTGAGAGCATTATATCATAAAAGGATTAGAAAATGCCAAACAAATATGAAGTTAAAAAACCTACTGAATGAAAAAGAAGTAATTTTGAGCCGTGAGGATATCTTTAAAATCGCTAAATATGCTATTGAAAATAAAATTATAGATGTTGTTTGGTTTGGGGGGGGGTGAGTTTGATTATACCTCACTACAAAGTGATAACATAGAAATAGACAATATAGTCCTATTGGATAGTGAAGAGGTGGACGGTGAAGAGGGATAATCACTTAAATCGTTAAACCAAAGTAAAAAACTCTTTAAAATAATCCTCATGGACGCGATTGTCGAAGCCTTTAAAGTAGAGGTGTTTACCTTTTATCTTTAGTAACTTGTACGGCTTTGGGTCATAGCTCTTTTTTCTGAGTCTGTAGAATTTATAAGAGCGTCCAATTATCTTAGGTGGCATTATCTGCTAAACTCGACCGTCATAGACCACCCACCCGAACTTAACGAATGAGTAACCGTTTTGATTTTATATACCCCGTTATTTTCGCCGTGGATAGTATTTACAAGTAGCATATTAGCACCCGCGTAGCAGATAGACCCCTCGGCAGTAAAAGAGCCTCTTATTATCCCCTCGTTTTCTTTGTCTAGTTTTGCTTGGGCTTTGATTTTAGCTTCTGTTTTATCTTTAAAAGACCCCGTATGATGTAATATAGGCTTACCATCTCCAACCTTTACTTTTATTTCTTTATTCTTTTTGTGGTCGTGATATTTGCACTCACACGATTTATATTCTTTTTTACTAGTCTCTTCTATATCTAAATTAGATACCGTTTCAGCGTCAAAAGTGAATAACGGTAATGTTTGTTTTTTTTGGACAAAAATTAAAGTCCGATTTTTAATCGTAAAAATCGCGTTATACTCATCAGCTAACTTTTTTAAAAAATCCAAGTCGCTTTGATTGGTTTGTGTTAAGTGTTTGATTTTTACCTCAAAGTCGCATTTAGACGCTAACCCGTTTTCTTTTGCTTTGAGTGCGATAATATCTTTTAGTGTGGTTTTCTCAAAAGTTTTAGATTTTTTTTCTTTTATTTTACCTTTAAAATCGACACCCGTCGCACGAACCACTAAGACGCGGTTATCTATACGCCGTGAACCGTCAACAGTAAAAATACCACACGGCATAAACGGCACACCGTCATAACCAAAAAATAAAATCAACTCATCACCTTTTTTAGGCTTAATGTAGTCGAGGCTAACAATTGTTATCGTTACTTTGTCCGCGTGTGTACCCTCTTGGTCTGTAAAATTGATAGATTTTATATCTTTACCAAGTGCTAAGCCAACCAAAGAGCCATTAGCCAATAAGAGATAAAAAGGCTTTTTTACGCTACTTGTTAGTCCCATAGTGCTACACCTTTACCCGTTGGCAAATTCTCAATCTGATTAACTTTAAATTCATTTAGTAAAACCTTATCACCCGCGTTAAGAGTTACTTTGCTTAGTAGGTGTGGGTTATCCTCTAACACTTGCTTAACGGCTATTGTAGAGCCGTAAAAATCATAAACTATTTGGTCGATACGCTCACCATCTTTAGCATGATAAACTTTACTCATACAAACGCCCCCGCTACTGCACCTAAAATACTTAGACCTAGACCAAATCCACCTTTTGCACTTGTACGCTCTAAGGTTATATCGAATGTTTGCACCATATAAGAGCCATCGTTATTAAACTTATCTTTACCGCGTCTAATGTTTTTGATTAAGACATAGTAGTCATCTGTTTTGGTCGTAAGTCTTACGGGTTTCTTACGGTCTGCAATTGCTATGAGAGGGTCTATAGTACCCATAGGACGCTGAACCAATAAGCCTCTAAGTGTTAGGTGGTGTGACCGCCCGTTAACATCGTGAAAAGTGCTATCGTGTCCTAGTTGCTTATGTTCTGCAAAGTGATAGGTAAAAGTCTCTTCAAGCTGTTTAAAATGCGACTCGTTCATAATAAAAGGAAATGAGTCTAATTTAGCCAACATTAGACAAACTCCGCACGATTGACCCAACCACGGTAAAAACGCTTTAGCGTTCTGTGCCTCTTAGAGAAGTAAGCCAAAAAGTGATAATAAGCTATCTCTACTTTGTCAAACTCTATACTAAATTTGTCGGGGTCATACTCATTGAGAGCCTTTAAAGTAATAGCACCGACCCAACCATCAGACTTAACGCCTACTAGCTTTTGAGCCTTTTTAATGCCTTTACGCATACCAACATTAACACCAAATATAAAAATTTCCTCAGCGATTTTTTGAGAGTCCACAAAATCAAGTTTTGCCACATCCCAAAAACGGTGTTTATAAAATCCGTTTACTTTTTTTCTTAGAGTATCATCTTTAAAAAGCACCTTAGAGGCTTTACCCATAGAGCCATATTTTTTAAGTGCTGTATAGACGATACGCCAACCCATCCAACGCGGGTGAGCCTTTTCATAGATACCACCCACGGTATAGCCTTTTTCACCCTTATTATAGTCTAGATAGTCCCTAGGACTGCTAAACTCTAATTGATTTAGTTTTAGCATTGCACTTTTAAAGTCTGCCATTAGTTACCCCTTTTGGATTGATTTACATCAAGATATTTTTTTTCATATCTATCTAGCTTTGTTTCATATCCTTTTATTACCCTCTCTAGCTTTCTGTTTTGAGCCTTTAAGATAAGAATATTTTTAAAATCCATACACGCACCGATATTGACCCATTGACCACCCTTTAGAGCTTGGCACTCTTTGTAACCCGTGACCCTCTTTTTTTTGGGTCTGTCAATCTTTTTAATTTTTGGATATTTACACGGCGTTTTTATGTATGCAGTAGAACAACCACTAAATGCTAAAACTAAAAGTGTCATCATCGTTTTTTTTAACATCTTGACCCCCTTTTTTGGTCTGCAAATCTATAGCCTCAAAGTCTTTAACTACCTCTAAATTTTCCTCTATATCCTCGACTTCAAAAGTGCTTCTTTTTACTACCTCTTTTAACTCTTCTTTTTTAGTATCTATCTCAACTTGTTTACGCTTTGCTTCTCTCTTAAGCTCTTCTATCTCTTTACTCTTTAAGCCCAATATAACACTAAGAACCGTTACAATAAAAAGAACTATAGCCCAAGCGTAACGCTTTATATTTGTAAAAAAATTAATCATCTTTTGCCCCTATATTGATTAAACATTTCAGCGATTTTATTAATCGCACCCGCCCCAACTAACACACCGATAAAAGTATAGATATTTAGCTCTACAAGATTATCTAATACGCTTTTTAACTTTTCAGTTTCTGAGGGATAAATAATCACTTTGACTACTACTAAAACCAATAGTAGTAAAAAGGTGTATCGTGATATTTTTGTCGATAATTTTTCTTTTTGTTTAGCCGTTGACTGTGGCTCTTGTTGCTTTTTTTCGTCCATTACAAACAATCCTTACTAATGAGATACCAGATACCTTTTTTTTTGGTTTTGGCTCTTTTTTCTATAGCGTATAAAACGCGTTTCGTTTTGTAGTCTATATCTGCGTGGGCGTAAACTTGGGCGTAACCATCTCGAACTATTTTGAAGTTAAAACCCTTTACCCATACTAGATAACGCCCGTAATAATCCGTACCAACCCGCAAAAAAGAGATACTAGACCCGACGGGCAAATTATGAGTTGTGTATATCTTTGATAAATTACCAAGGTGTAAAAGTTCACGCTCAGTAAGCTTGCACTCTTTGGACTGCTTACGGCTCTTTTTGCTTTTATAGCTTTCGGGTGTCTCTATACCAATCAATCTAGCTTTAAACACCACACCCTTATAACTAATCTCTATCGTATCGCCGTCTATGATACGATGTACCGTTCCAATATCCCACGCCATTAAATAACCACCTAATACTAAAAATAATAATAATTTACCCATTACGCTATATCCTCATAACTTCTATTTTCTTTGTCATAATTAATTTCTTTCATTGCTTTTTCTACTTGGGCTACAAAGTGGTCATTATCAAATTTACCATCAGTTGTTTTGACATGGACATTTATAGCCCCTACATTTACTTTAGTGGTCCTTGGATGACTTACCCCACCCGCACTAGCTAAAGTAGTTTCGTGGCGGGTATTCACATCATTAAAGGTAGTTTGTGGCTTGTAGTAGCTCGGTGTCTTATGTGTAGATACCGACGCGTAAGTCGTGTTATTGACGGGCTTTAACGACGCATGAGGCTTACTTATTGCATCTCTTAGACTCGTTGGGTGAGCCTTTAAGGTAGGGGCTTTATCATAAAATCTACTTTGTTGTCTATGTGGTTTTAAAGCCTTTGGTATATTTGCTTCACGCTCACTAAGAGACCTCGAACCCTTGGGCGGTTTATCGCTACTACTAAAGATATTTTTAGCACCGTTCCAAGCTGACGAAGTCCACTTTTTAACCGTGCCAACCATTGAGCCTATCCAAGCGAATTTTTTAGCTATCCAATTAAAAAAAGACGCAAAAGGTGCTTTTATTTTGGCTACCAATTTACTAAAAAAGCCCGTGATACCTGACCAATTTTTAGCTATCATGCCTATAGGAGACCACGCCCAAACTTTGGCTAAAAATGCTTTACCTCGTTTGAAGTAGCCCTTAATACCCGTCCACATACTGCTAAAAAATGGTTTTATCCGTCCCCAATTTTGATAAATTTTATAAGCACCATAGGCTATAGCCCCAATGGCTAACCCTATTGGGTTGAGTAAAAAAGCTCTACCCAACCAAAGCACCGCACGACCCGCAAACCTAGCACCAAAGCTTAAAACCCTCATAGCTGTTTTAGACTTTGCTACCCAACCTATAAACGACCCCGCACCCTTGACTAAGCCTATAAAAGGTGAAGCCAACCACGATAACGCTTTAATCGCTACCATCGCACCACCTACTTTAAGAGCTATACCGCCGTAAGTGTGTATTAACTCTTTATTCTCGGTGTAAAATTTACGCGTCCACGCTATAGCTTTTGGTATCGTCTCTAAAAAAGATATGTAAGTCCCCTTTAATTGGTCACCAAGCAAAATAGCCTCAGCGGTTATCTTATTTTTTACCGCCGTTTCTCTAGCTTCACTTGTAGCCATTTTTACGGCATACTCAGACGCGACGGCTAACATCATTTTTTTATCTGCGACGGTCGCTAAAGATTTATCTAAAGTATCCAATTTGCTACCCATATTTGAGATTACATTAGCCCCTTGACTGCCAAAAGTCTTAATCATCTCTTTATCACTCATGGAACTTTTTATCTCTTTAATAATAGACTTAAGCTCACCCGCCCCTTTTTTCTGTAGCCGTGAATAAAAACCGAATTTGTCATCAGTCTTTTTAAATCTATCGGTCAAGATTTTAAAAGAAGTCGCGGCTAATTCAGGTGAAACTTCAAGAGTATTCATAAAATTTGAAATAGCGGCGGCGTTCTGAGGTTTGAACTTTAAGCCACGAAATACGCCCGATAATCTGCTAGTAGTATTTATCAAGTCTCTAGCTGAGTTAGAGCCGTTGTTTTCTAGGTGAGTAAAGGCATTAGTAAGCACCGAAATTTTACGGATAGGTATATCCATACGCTCGGACATTTTCGCAAAATCACGCCCGACTTCTGAGGTATCTAAATCCATAGCTACCGACGCTTGGGCTATATCTGTCGTAAATTGTGGCAAATCTTTAATTTTTACACCACTTCTACCGCCCCCCGCTTGAATTTGTGCTATTTCTGAGGGTTCAAGTAGTGAGCCTTTAGGAGAAGAAACAATTTTTAGAATATTTCTTTTTAACATAACAATCTGTTTGTCATCTGCGTTGGTCGCTTTTTTTACATCTGCCATAGATGACTCAAATACCATAGATTTACGGACGGGGTTAACTTGGGCTACCGCACCAATAACCGCACCCGTAGCCACACCACCCGCAAAGACGGCGGTATTTTTTATCTTACTAGAGGCATAACCACGAACCCGACCCGTTACGCGTTTAGCCCTTGAAGCTTTAGACGCGTGTGTCATTGATTGATTGTATCTATTGGCACTATGAGCGATTGAGGTCATATCTTTTTTGACCTCAGATATAGAGCGTTTTAGTGGATTAGCGTCAAAGGCTGACGCGTCCATCTCACGCCTAAACTTTTTGGCTGATTGGTGCATACGGCTAAGGTGATTAACGGTGGTGTGTAGTTGATTATTGAGCGTTGGAAATGATACGCCCTTAAAAAGTTTGATTTTTTCGACTGCTTTAGCGTAAGTATGGATATCCTTAAAAGAGGCTTGCATGAAGCCCGAACCCTTTATAGCTGAGTCCCAAACTATGTTAAACGATAAAGCACCACTACCCGCCATAAATACGCCTTTTTTAAGGCATATAATGGCTAAAATTGAATATTTTTTAAAGCCATATAAGCATATATGGAAAAAATATATAAAATTGTTTATAATAGCCTACAAAAAGAGGGTATTTCTAAAAGGTCATAGCCTCTAATTTTACTTCTTTTTCTTTTAACTCTTTGACTTTTTTGTCTGTTTTTTCTACATCGCAAATCTCTAAAGCTTTATTTATAAAAGGCTGTAAGCTGATATTGTATTTTTGATTTTTATCTTTTATCCAAAAAGGATTATCTCTTTTTAGCTCTGCATAGTGTCGTTTTGATTTTCCATTGAGTCCATACTTGATACCCTCTTTATCATAATCTATCACATAGATTAGGGGGTATCTATCACACCCAAGAGTTACACTATCGGAGCTAAACGCCCAAGTTGAGTTAATATCTTTTTTTGATATTTTAAGCTCTTTTTTGACCCAAATAGTAGCCTCTAGCTGAGAGCGTATATCTTTTAAATCTTGGTCGCGTTTTGCCTCAGCCTTTGACGGTGAAAAGTACCAAACTAAACCACCAAACACTAAAAGCCCTATTAATAAATCTTTCATTATCTGCCTTAACATAGTTATTTTAGAAAATTATATCATAAGAAGATTACGCGTGAGACTTACATTTGAAGCCCACGCGTTTTAAGTTCCATTTCGTGTATTTTAACGGCTTGTTTGTAGTATTTTAGCCATTCACTCACCGTCATAGCCTCTTGACGGTTTATATCTATGTGTAGCCGATAGGATATGAAGCTTACACCCTCTATGCGTGTATCTTCATCTATGATAAAAAACTGTTATACGCCTCCGTAATAGCATAAGCGTCTTTTAGTGCTAGTTGGTCTAACTCTTCTACTTCAATATCACATAGATTACAGAATAAACGCTCTTGTAGTTCATCTTCTGAGGGGATAGACTCTCTAGCTATTTTTTCATCTTTAATAGTAGGCTCACGCATTGTAAGCGTATCTTTCCACACACCACTAAACGGATACTCGCGACTTAGCTTAATCGTCTTTGGTTCTGCATATTGTACTTTTTTGTTACCCATTTTATAGCCCCTTAAATTTTACTTTTGTTACACTCAATACTTTACCTTGGATATACTCCACCACTTCAACACTCACGCCATTATCGTATGTTTTGACTTTTTCGTCTGTGTCATACTTTCTAAGGCGTTTAATATCATCTATATACTTATCGCCCACCGTACGACTTGGGATATCAAGGTCAATGATAATGTCACCCTCACCCTCTTCTAGTTGTACGACTTCTTTTCTTTTTGCCATTTGTTACCCTTTTTGGTAGATTTTAAAGGCGGTTTTAGCCTTAGACAAAGATAACCTATAGTTACCCTCTACTAAAGCCGATAAAGAGATAAATTATCTCTCTATCGTTGCACCACTTACTTGTTAAGAGCGTTGTTAAACTCGTCAGAACCCTCAAACTTGACTTTTGTCACCGCTGGAAATGCTTCTGTTTTCTTAGTCGCTGGGTTATATCTGTTTCTAGCCTTGAACTCAACGGCTGTAAATGTTCCGAAGTGTCTCATTTTCACATCTTTACCCGCTACTACTGCATTTTTTACTCTATCTTCAAAGATGTCAAGGATTTTTCCTACCTCTTCAATGTTTACACCCGTAACCCCTGCTTTTACCGCCTCAGTGTGTACCTCGTGAGCCATTTCGTTTTCTGTTACTGTATTTTTTGCCATCGTTTTTTCCTTTTCGTTTAGTTTGTTTTGAATATATGTTAGGGCGTTGCCCACGCTTTTTATAGAGTCTAAATCTTTATCCTCTACCTCAATATCATATTTATCCTCAACCGCTGTTACTACATCTATAGCGTCCAATGAGTCAAGACCCAAATCATCTACAAAGAGAGTATTTTCAGTTATGCCGTCATCTTCTATGCCTAGAGTAGCGACGATTAAGGCTATAAGGTCTTTTAACATCTTGACCATTCTCTAGTTAACATTTTGGCGATACTCTGCCAACAAGTCCACGCCGTCAATGACCATTACATCATTAAGACGGTCATAGACCACCTCGGGCTTACCGTCAACCGTTTTGGTGTATCTGTCCACTTTGATTTTAACTTTACGCGTTACCTCCTTACCCTCTTCTAGTGTACCATCGTCTAGCTCGTGGATTTCACCTTGAACCGTGATAACTAAAGGTACATCTGTCGCGTCGCGTCTAATGTTTCCCTTTAGTACCAATGGTAATCTATCTTTAGGCTTTAAGTTATTTTTGTTGTACTCAGCCATAACGATATTAGAATATTTTTCAAAACTAATCGTCATATACTGAGCTTTAAGCTTCCCGCTTGATATGTCATCTACTACATCCATATCTAGCTTAGGTTGCTCGACCTTGCCCGTAACTCCAAGGTGTCCAACACCTTGGACGGACGCGTTTAGACCGTTTAAAATATCTTTATCAGTTCTTGCCATTGTTTTTAACCTCCGATTATTTTCATAAGGATAGGACTAAATCTATCCGTAAAGCTACACTCAACCTCAAAGCGTCTAACTGTAGGCATATTCTGCATTTCAGCCACAAGGTAAAATTTACCCGCTGTTAGTGCCTCTTTGGTGTTTTTCTCTGGATGCCAAAACACATCATAACCCACTAAAACATTAGCACCTTTAAGAGATAGACAAAGCCCATCTACTGAGTCTTTGGCATGGATAAGCACATCCGCACCACGGTCTATAGCCCAAAACACACCCTCTTGGACTGCTTCACCGATACGGTCAAACACTCTCACCCGCTCTAGGCTTTGCCAAATGCTGTCGGGGTCTGTAGTCTCAAAGCCCCAAAGTCTAAAGCCTTTGTAGTTAATCACCGTAGCGATACCAAGCGTTCTAAGTCTATCAGCCTCGCACTCTTGACCCGCGATAAACTCAATCGGTCTAGCCGTTCCGCTGATACCTTGCATTACGCGATTAGAGGCACTGTTAGCCCACCCGTACTCTTTGAGTCCGTCGGAGTGTGCTATCATACCCGCCACCCTTGCACTCATTGGCTCAGTGATTGTCTTGTTAGCTGTCGTATCCCATACTTTTACATACGGGTCACACACCATAAGCCGACGCGTTCCGAAGTCTTTCATTTTAGCTGTTGCTTCTGCTTCATCTTTGGCATTAAGGTCAACGATACCCGTAGCCGATAAAGATGTAGCTACTGCCTCAATCTCTGCTTTTACATCGCCGTCATGGCTGAACCGTGGAGCGATAATCAAGTTTGATTTAACGCCATAAACCGCCATAGCTGTTTTGGCTTTGTCGATACCGTCAATAATCGCACTTTTTACTTTTGTCTCTTCATAAAAAAGCTCAGCTTGTTTTTTGCTTTGTGCTTCTGTAATCGGTACAATATGCACGACTAGCGGACTAAGTACGCCTTGGTCATTAATACCATCGACCGCACCGCTGATAGTTCCTTTTGATTTATCAAAGTCACTTTTTGCTTTTTCTGCATTGCCATAGTGCATAATGTAGTTATGCTCTTTTAGCTTATCTTGCACCTCTTTACCTAGTGAGGCTAAAACAACGGTCGCTATTAAAAAAATCGGTGTTGATGATTTTATTCTAATAGGACGCGAAGCGTTAGCACTCGTTGTAATATTTACACCGTAGTTACTACTCATTATATACCCCTTTGTACTGATATGGTTTTGTTTTTAGGGTCGTAATTGATACCATCACCGCACCCACCGCGTGTTATATTTCCGTTATCATCTGCCCATTCAAAATCGCAACACATCCACGCGACAATAGTCCCGTCATCTTGCTTTTTGTAGAGGTAGTGATTTGTTTCGTCGCTAAAATGCTCTTTTAACTCATCTAAATGTAAAATCGCATTTGAAGTTGTTTTACTCATCTTTTTACTCCATATCTTAGTCTATGATAAAGCTTTACAGCCCTTATCATCGCTCTTGTTTTAAAACTATCCTCTATCTCAAGAAGCAACTTTTCAAACCAAACATCTGCCAAACGATACTGCTCTTTATCGCACAACCAATCATGCACGATAACAGCAGGTAGATATTTCGGTTTAAAGGGTGGTATAAACCACCAAAAAAGCCTCGGTATATTTGCACCGTTACTCTTGTATCCCTTTGGAATAACAAAACTCTCACTTATCTTGTAAGGCTTTGCAAGAACTACTTTGTTATCTCTTGTAGGATAAAAGATAGGTTGCATTTTTAAGCCTCTTTAAGCAAATCATCTTTAAGTTTTCTATACTTAAAGTAAATCTCTTTAATTTTTTGTGAACCTTTTTTTATTAAAACACCAAAATCAGCTTTAGAAAAACTTACAGTTTGATTATTTACATCAATCCACTCTATCTTTTCTTTATCTCCAGCGATATTAAAAGCTACTGCCATAGTTTTGATAACATCTTCATTCATAAAAATATCATCAATAACAAAGCCTTTTAGCTCTTCGTTTCGTTGCTTATCTAGTTCTTTTATTGCACTCTCTATATTTTTTACAATCTCAACATCTGCTAAACTCAAGCCAAGCTCTTTTAGCTCATCTTTAAAAGATTGTTTTTTAAGAATATCTCTATCAACAGACTTAAAAACAACCCTATATTTATCATCCATACTTAGATATTTTTCTTTTTTTATAATTACATTAAATTTCATTTTATGCCTCCAAAATTTCTAAAGAGTTTTTTACCTCTTCATTAAGAATGCCATCACCTTCATCGCCTCTTACATCCTCATAAGGAATATATTTAAGCTCATGGCAATTTGACCAACCATCAAAAAGAAGATAACTAGATTGATTTGTAAAATAGACATCTAATCCACCATAAAGTTTACCATTGTAAGTAAATTTGCAAGGTTTTGCATGGTCTGCATCTAAAGCTATTTTATACAAATCCATATCCTCTGAGTTATATTTTGCAATAGCTTTTATATCTATAACACATGAACTTTGAACACAGCAACCATTAAGCCTGACTAAACTAAATCTGCCCTCTGTGTAGCTAAAAGATGATTTCCTAGAACCATTACCATCAGTAAGTTCAACTAATGGAAGAACACATTTATAGTAATCACTTCTACTAGATATAACACCTTTATATTTTTTAAGCCCGATACCTGCACTTTCAAAATTATTTTTCCAACTCTCCAACTCTTGTAACTTATCAGATACCTGTCTATTCCATTTTGCTATCTGCCCTGTTGCCAGATTTGGTATTCTTTTCACTTCTTGCACCAAGTCAGCTACTGCACTTGCTAAACTCATTTTTAACCTCCGTTTACTTGTTTGATTTTTGCTTCCAAGCTATCTGCTACCCTCTGTGCTTCTAAAGAAAAAACACTTATTGTAGGTAAGAAAAATAGCTCTTCAGCTTCTATCGCTGTTAGGTATTTAGAACTTCTAAACACCACCTCACCCGCGTTACCCTTGATGGGTATCTTTATCGGGAATTGACCGCCTATCTGCTCGTTAAGATAGATAATAGGGGTCTTTGCTACTGTGGCTACTAGCTTATCATCACTCATAAGGATTACGCCGTATAAATGCTTATCGTAGCTATCTTCATTGGTCATATCTACAACCGCCGTAAAGATACCGCTATCGTCAAAATAAGTAGCATCAGCGTCATACTCTGCAAAGATATATTTTTGCACTTTTGCATAAGTTAACCCCGCCGTATTCTCTAGTAGAGCTTTTAGCGTTTTATCGTCCAATCCGTCCACACCGATTAGCCCTACTCTGTTAAACTTATCTCTCATTTTAGAGTTTAAAAAGTCTAAGAGTTGGGCATTTGGTATAGCGGTTAAACCTCTATTTGCCATTGGTAACCTCCTTTTAAATTAGTATCGCTGAGCGTTACACTCTCATTGATATTTTTTCTTAGTGTTGGGTCAAACACCCAACCGACACTAACCCCCGTATCATCACCCATAATCACCTCGTTTATATCCAAGTAGGGGTGAAGCATTACGGGGCTATTTAGCGTACTTACCGACACCGTAGCGATTATTGGTGGCATACGCACCTTAAAGCTGTTTAGGTGGCTTCTTACGTTTTTAGCGTTATCTATAAGCCTTTTAGCGGTGCTAAATCGCTTGGAGCTGTAAACTTTTGACGGGTCTTGGCTTATCGTGACTTCTACATCAAAAAGCCCCACCGTTAAACCTACATCAAACCACTCTTTTAACTCAGCGTCGCTAAACATCACCGCTATAGTTTTTTTCACGGCGTACACCGTGCCTTTGTGGCGGTGTATTTCAAAGGCATTATTTAGATACGCTCTGGCTTCATCATCTGTAAGACCCGAAATATCCACACTATAGGCTATAGCCAAGTGAGACAACAAAGAGCTATTAGCCTCTAAAGGTAGAGTTGATAGATTTACTTTACGGTTTAGACCGTCCACTAAAAAATTAGCGTTTTTTTGGTCATCTGCTGAGGCATTTGGTGGGAGCAGATTAAATCTATTTTTACTCATATGTAGCCTCTTTGTATCTTAGATTTAACGCTTTGATTTTGATAATCTCGGTCTTATCTGTTATTGTGTCTCTAAAGCTTGTATTTACTTTATAAACGCCGTTTACTTGTAGATTTTTGATTACTTCTGTGCGGGTAAGGTGCTGACCAATAACAAAGCTTTCACGCTCAAAATTTGCTTTTATCATAGCGTCTGCTTCTGACTGAGTGCCAATATCAAAAAGCTCTATCTCGGCGTTAATCGTGACCTCTTTAATTCCCGCACTATAGACGCAAACATCATCGCCCAACGGGCGGACTTTTTCGTCACTTAGATTAGCCTCTACTCTATCAATCATCACACCATCGACACCCTCTTTAGCGTATAGATAAATATTTACTTCAAGAGTGCCTTTTTTACCATATACCACCGCGTCGGTTATTCTTTCGTCTGCTGAATAAATCCAATAAAGATAAGAGTCAACGCTACCCGCCGTTGAGAATTTGCCTAAAGCTATAATAGCTCTAACCCTTAGAGCGTCATCACTCTCTGCATCTGAGCCGTAGGCGTAATCTTCTGTAGCGACTGCCTCAGCTACAAAAGGTAGCGGGGTCGTGATAATCTCGGTTTTAAGTTTGGTCGTTTCGATAAACGCGTCTAACTCTACTTTGACAATAACTGATTTTTGACCCGCTTTAATAGTTGTATCTTCTAATACATAGGCTTTATAGGTACCGTCATCATCTATAAGCTCGGTTAAGCTTGGAATAGTTACATCGTAGCTTAAAGTATCACTAAGCTCAAATCTATAGTTAGCGTATGGCTTAGAGCCTTTTAAACGCCACACATCTAAAAAAGCCGTCAAGTGGTCTAAAGCCTCACCCGTAGCCGTAGTTATGAGCAGTTGCTTTATGATATAGTTATCGTGGATTTGCCCTTGATACTGCTTGTAAGTAAGGACTCTTAAATCTTTCATATATCTATCAGACTCTAACGGCTTATAATTTGGTAGATACTCTTTGAGTCTGTCTATATTCTCTTGTAGTAGCTGATTATAGTCTTTTACCTCTACAATCTTTGGAGCGGGTAGCTCTTGGATTTGAGTTAGTATATTTTTATTATGCAAAGCCATTAAAAACCCCTTGAATATAGCTACCATCTGTAAAGTTTAAGCGTGTAGATATTTCGCCTTTTACTGCGTCAACCCCTAACACTTTTACACTCTCTAAGACTTTTCTAGTCTCCCAAACAGACGCGTCCATCAAAACCCGTCTATAGTCGATTAGAAACTCATCATCTATACGACGGTCTATAAGCTCGTGAAAATCACACCCAAACTCTGGCAACATTGCAACCGTCTTTTTGGGCGTAGTAAAGATGTTCTCAAAACTCTCTAATATAGAAACCTCAAACCCATCACTTTTAGCCTCTAAAGAAAAAGTAACTTGACTCATTTAGTAGCCTTTACCGTGCTTGACCCGTCGCTATGCGGTGCGTTTGTGTAGGGGCAAATAGACTCAGCGGTTATCACACCTTGACCCCCCTCACCTAAATTAATATCAGAGCTATCTACTAGCACTTTATCCGCCTTTACTGTAGCCTCTGAACATATAATATTTAACTTACTAGGTGAGTCGATTTTAAGCTCACCATCGCGTAGGTCAAATGTTACCGTCGTGCCATCGCCAAATTCGACGACCTCAGTATCATCACCCGCCCCGCTTGGTGGCTTGAAATTATCATAATATAGACCTTTTAGGACAAAGCCGTCACGGTTAGAGCCGTGGGGGTTCAGTATTAGCACTTGGTCACCTACATTGGAGGGGCTAAAGGACTTTTTAGACTTGGTAGCGTTAGGAGCTATCACGGGTAGCCAATCGGTCACGCGTCCATCTACTTTAACTTTAGCTAAACCGTCGCTATTTTTAACCTCGGTAATAGTGCCTATTTGTATGCTACTATTTGACATCTTCAAGCCTCGTAATTCTCTTATGGATAGAGCTTAGGGACTCTTCTATCCTAATGAGTCTTTGGACTTTTTCTAGTTGTGTTTTATGTACAACATCGTAACAATCATCAAGCTTTTTTCTTTCGTGATTGATGGTTCTATCAAAAAAGTTTTGAGATAGTTTTAATTCATTAATCAATAGTTGATAAATCTCGTTTTGATGGTTCAACGACTTATTAATAGACTCAAATATTTCTCTATCTTCTGTTATTCTTTCGTCTGCTTTTTCTGCTAATCTCTTTATTCCATACAATAGAACCAATACAAACGCCCCAAGAACGCCATAATCTAAAAAAATCTTTTCCAAGTGATACAATCCTAACCTTTATAACTTTTAAGTCAAGCCTTTAAAAGAGGAACTAAAAGGCTTAACCAATGCTTGACGGGTAATTATTTCTAAAAAGTGATTTTAAGTAAAGCCATATATGGGCTATGTGGTAGGCTTGTAGATAAAGAGGTATTTTTTTGTTTTTTTGTTGGTGGTAGGTTGTTTAGAGGTGACCGACGCGGTGGTCGGTCATAGGTTTTAATCCTCTATTTGAGCCTTAAACTCTTCTAATTTTTTGTGTACTTGGTCTAAATAGGCGGGAGGAGCATACTTAAAAAGAGTGGCTAAATGCTCTAACTCTTTTTTACTATTTGTAGAGATATTAGCGTCAACCTTGATATAAAAAGAGTTGTTATCTCCTATTTGCTTATTTAACACGCCGTTGGTAATATCTGCTTGGTCGTTTGACTCAACGCACAACTTACGACCCTTACCATAAAAAAGCCAATTTAGATTAATCTTTTTTTCTTTTGCCATAGTCATTAATCTTTGGTATGGTAAAGCCGTGTTACCATTTTTCCACTCACTCACGCTTTTAGTGCTTACCTTAAAATATATAGCTAACTCGTTTTGAGTTGCAACCTCTAGCACTTCTTTAACCCTTTCTATTATCTCTTTAGTGTCAAGCATTGGTTATCCTTTTGTATATAATGTTACTTTTAAGTTAAATTCTAATACACCCTTAAGTTAAAAAATACTAAAATGTTACATTATAAGTAACTTATTACTTATAACTTAAATTATAGGCTACTATAGCTTGTATTTTCATAAAAAGGAGCTTAAACATGGCGGTAAAAAGTAACCCTATCACGGTATATCTATACGAGAAAAGAAATATTACTTTGAGTTTGTGGGCAAAAAAACACGGTTTTAACCCTACAAGTGTACGAAATACTTTTTATGGAATTAGACCAATAAAAAAAGTTGTAAATTTTATAAGAGAGAATGATAACGAACTTTGGGAGCGTTTACCTGCTGAGTCTAAAGCCATATCAGAGGTGGTAGCATGAGCAATAAAACAGACCTAGAGGCTTTAAAAAGCAAATTAGATATTATCACTTTAGCTGAGAGTTACGGCTTTGAATTTAAACAACCAAGTGGAAATAGATATAGAGCTGTAAAAAATCTCCTCAGAGACGAAAAAACAAGCTCACTAGATTTTTTTAGCGATACTCAAAAGTTTTATGACCGCGGGACGGCTGACGGCGGGGATGTTATCGACCTTATAGGCAAAATGGAGCACCTAGACGCGACTCAATCAATCATAAGAGCTAAAGAGTTAGCGGGTGAAGATACCTATAGCGTCGAAAAAAGAGAGGCTAAGCCCGTAAAGAAAAAGGTTAAAAAGATTGATTTTAATCAGCTACAAAAACAAGCACTACAAGAGTTACAAGCCGTTAAAAGTCCAACACCTTTTATAGAGTTGATAAAAGAGGACAAAGGTGGTAAAATTATTAGTGAAGAGTTAAATATAAATAAAAGATATGGTAAACTATTTGAGGGTTTATCTTTTGCAGTAGGATTAAAACCTAAATTTGAGTATATTTTTAATCATCTTTTGGGTTGGTCTGATTTTTGGCAAAGCCCAACGCTGATACTCAAAGACCTAGACGGTCGTGTCGTTGATATAGTAGCGTATAGACCACACGACAAAAAAACGGGTCAAGAGATTAGCGGTATGAAATACTACTATAAAAACTTTAACGGTCGTGGTGAGCGTTTTATCTATCCTTATCAAAAAGAGGTAGAGCGTATCGCTGAGCGTGAAGAGTATATTATCATAGGAGAGGGATTAAAAAATGCCCTAAATGCTCTTATTTATGGTGTGCCATTTATCACTATAGAGAGTACGGGCAACGTGTTAAAATTATCTGATAGTCTTAAAGAGACCATTTTGTCATATATTGCCAAAGGTTGGGGTGTAGCGACTGCCTTTGACGGTGACAATGCAGGGGAAAAAGCCTATCGTAATTTTTTATCATTGTTAGGTTTTGAGGTAGATAATATTTTAGATTTTACCTCAAATAAAGATTTTGTCGAATATCTAAAGGCGGACTAGATGACACAAAAAACAAATTATACACACAAAACACGATTAGGAAATACCTCTAGTGTTATTGGCGATTTCATGCAAAAAATGGCTATTAAAAAGAGAGGTACAAACCAAGAGGACAAAAGAGAAAATCCTTTAAAAGATAAAGAGCAAATCGCTTTAATTATGGAGATTTTTAGCCGTTGTCATAATGTAAAGATAGACGGTCAAAAAGAGATATTGTTAGACTTGTTAGATGGTCAAGTTCAACACATAGAACGAAACTATAAAAACTTTTCTACTATCATTAAAATTACATTTCGTAGCGTAGCTAAAGAGGGTTATGAAAATATCAACCTACCTAAACTTTTTGAAGTGATAAAGTCTAAAAACTCATACAGTTTTAGAACCTCAAAAAGTATATTTAACGAGCGTAATCAATTAGTGGTCAATGAAGCTAGAAAAGAGCTAATAAACGAGCTCAAAATCAACTATAACTTTAATATCGGTGATATAGATAAAAAGAGTTATGACGAAATTGTAAGCGGTATTAATAATCATTGGCGAGGCTTAGTGCCTCTCATACTTGACCACATCGTGGCGGGTAAATTTGTCTCAGACAAAAAAAATCTTTGGTTATTAGTAATGGCTGATAGTAACTTTGGTAAGTCAAAATTGTTTAAATGGATAGAGCCTTTTGGCGGGTCTGTTTTTATGGATTTTAAAGACTTGGTTAGCGACGGAATTAGCAATAAATCACCCGACGAAATAGAGGGTAAAATGTGTTTGGTCGTGGACGAAGTTACAAGTTTTCACCGTAAACTATTTGAGGTAGAAGATTATTTAATGATTAGACCTATGCGTAATCATGCAGTTAAAATACCTATCAATAGTAGAATACTACTATCAGCCGACGGCGGTACTTTTAACAATGAGTACATGGATAAACAAATCGTTAACCGTGTAGCTGTAGTAGATTTAAGAGGCACTAATACGGGTGAGCTTGGAGACCTTAGCATAACTCACAAACACGGACGCTATAAAATAGCCTTAGTTATGACCCATTGGCTCTATACTGAGATTTTTAAGCGACTCCAAGAGTATAGAAGCCTAGACCATATAGATAGAGCCAATAAAGCAGATAACACAATTCAAGAGATTTTTAACCGCTACAAGCAAAAGAAAAGCGACTTTTTCGAGATTGTCAAAGCCTCTCTTTATGAGATACTACCCGAACCATCGACTGCACTTGATGATTATCATGCTAGAATACTTGGAGAAGCTATTATTTATCGTGAAGATGGCTATATCATTAAGCGACCGCAAGAAATAATCAATAAGATATTAATCAATTATGATAAATCATTAGAGTATGAACTAGGATATAAAAATATCAAACAGATTGAAGCTAAAATTAGTGGATTTAAAATCGGGTCGTTCAAAGTAGATGGTAAGACTGTTAGAGGTCTATTTATACCAAAAAATCAAGACCCAAAAAGTCTAAGCACATTAGATAAAGTAGCCTCCATTAAAAGTATGGCTAAAAAGGTTACCATAAACGCTTAAAAGGTTGTAATCAACTACAACCACCACCCCAACGGGTTACACGCCTTGTAACCCGCCATACACCCCACCAAAGCCCCATGTCATCGAGCCTTTAAAATATAAAGCTCTCTTTTAGGTTACAAGGTTACATAAGTTACATTAAAAATGGCGTTAATTAAAATATATTTTTGTAAAAGTGCCTTAATGCCCTATTGTAGGGGTCTATTTTTATTTTTTTTTATTTTATGTTATTTTCTATGTAACTTATGTAACCTATCTTTTAAGACCCTATATTTGGGCATTTTATTATATTTTTTATATGTAACTCTATGTAACTTGACGTAACCGCGTGTAACTTTTGGCTATTTTTTACCATTAGGTTACATCGGGTTACATGGTTTAAAATTTACTTGTAACCTCTACTTTTTAGCCTTTAAGAGGGAAATTTAAAGATTTATTTACGCCATAGGTAAAAAACTTAGATATTTTAGATATAATTTAAACCTATAAGGTAATTTAAAGGAGACTATAAAAATGTTATGCCCTAAATGTTTGACAAATACCCGCGTAACCTCTACCAATAAGCTAAGTTATGAAGGTGTGCAAAGATACCGTTATTGTCCGAATTGTCATTTTGGATTTATCACTAAAGAGACCTTACAAGCTGTAACCGCTACTACAAGCATTTTTAACGATGAAAAAAAAATGACTGTTAAATATGGTCATCAAGCCCCCAACGATGGTCAAGTGACCTAAAAAGTGGTTTTTAAGACCATATTTAACAGTCATCAAAAAAATAAAGGAGCTACCACATGGCAAAAACGACGCGTTTATCATTAGATAATAACTCTTTGGTTATTGATTACAGTAATACCCAAGAGCTCTATGACCTACTAAGGGGAATACACGGCTTTACTGAGATAGAGTTAGCCGAGAAGTTTGATTTAACTCTATCAGCGGTACAGAATTGGACTAAAAAAGACCGAGAACCGCCCGAATGGATTATAGTATATCTATCCGAGACTTTAGAACTCAAATTAAGTCTAATTGGCTATATGCTAAAGCTTAAAAAGGCTTCATTTGTAACCTTTAACATAGAACAGATACAAGCAACTATACGGGACTTTAGGGTCGAGTCCAACACTGACTTACCCCAAAACCCCTTTACGCTTCAAATTGGCAACCTTATAACAGAGTCAAAGGCTATAGATACCGCCGTATTATCCAATATGGCTAAGATATTAACACAATTCTACAACGAACACACCCGAACCACCAACGACTAACCTTAAAGCCCCGTATCTAAGAAATCGCGGGGCTACTTCAAGTAATCAAAATAATCACTCTACTATATAGTAATTATATAAAATTATAAATCTATACATATTTTTCTATAAATATATAAATTACAAAACCCCAATATATAAGGCTTTATAATTTATATAAAAGTATAAAAATATATATAGTTATTCACATATATTATAACCATAGGGTGAATAACCGTGAAACATTACTAACGGTTATTAGTTATCAAAAGAACAGTTATTCACATATTTTCAACCAAAATTTGACGAACTGTGAATAACCGTGAAACACACGAACGGTTCT